CACCGGCGTCCCCGATTTCACCCAGGCCATCTCCAACATGGGCGAGCAGGAATTCGAGTACGTGGCGATGCCATTCACGGACTCGACGTCGCTGTTTGCCTGGGATGAGGAATTCGGCTTCACCGATCAGGGGCGTTGGGGTTGGATGCGCGAGCATTTCGGCCACGTCTTCTCGGCGAAGCGCGGCACCTATGCCGATCTCATCACGTTCGGCAACACGCAGAACTCGGCCGTCATCTCGGTCATGGGATTCGAGGTGGCAAGTCCCTCCCCCGCCTATGAATGGTCGGCGGCCTATGCGGCAAAGGCGCAGCGCGCGCTCGTCAATGATCCGGCGCGTCCGCTGCAAACGCTCTCGCTCAACCAGATCAAATGCGCGCCGCTGCAAGATCGCTTCAACTTCAGCGAACTCAACGCGCTCGCCGAAAACGGCATCGCGATCCAGAAAGCCGGCAGCGACAGGCAGCCGATGATCGCTCGCGAGCAGACACTCTATCAGTTGAACCTCTACGGCCAGGAGGACGACGCCTACGAGCTCGTCACAACGCTCGCGACGCTGGCGAAGCTCTTGCGCAACCAGCGACAGGCGATCACCTCGAAATTCCCGCGCCACAAGCTCGCTGACGATGGGACGCGCTTTGGACCCGGGCAGGCCATCGTTACGCCCGGCATCATCAAGGGCGAACTGATCGCGCAATATCGACAGGACGAGTTCGACGGCCTCGTCGAGAACACGCGTGCCTTCAAGGCAAACCTGCTGGTCGAGCGCGACCCGAACGATCCGAACAGGGTCAACGTGCTTTATCCGCCGGACCTCATCAATCAACTGCGCATCTTTGCCGTGCTTGCGCAATTCCGCCTCCAATACAACCGCGGGCTCGACGTCGAGATTATCGGGCAGCAAATCGGCCAGATCGGAATCACCGGCACGTTGCCCAACCAGTGACGGCCACCATCCACATGTAGGCAGGAGTCATCACCATGGCAGAACGGTTCGCAGGCATCGCCTTTTTGATGGTCGATGGGAGTCAAATGGCGTTGCGCGGCAACTTCACCGTGTCGCCAAGCAGCGTCGAGCGCACGATGATCGCCGGACAGGATCGCGTGCACGGCTACCAGGAGCTTCCCCGCGTCCCCTACATCGAAGGCGATATTTCGACGGTGCCAGATCTCAACCTCGAAGATCTGGAGGCGCAGACCGACGTCACGGTCATCGCGCAGCTTGCCAATGGCAAGCAATACACGCTCACCAGCGCGTCGTGCAAAGCGGGCTTCGAAGCCAACACGCGCGACGGGCAAGCGCGTGTGCGTTGGGAAGGGCTCTTCTGTGAAGAGATCACGCTTGGAGGGTGATGCTTCATGAACAAGCCGATCAAACACGAGGGCTTCGTTACTGACGAGCGCCAAGCGCCGCGTCCGGCGGCGCCAGCGATCGAGGAAACGAGCGGGACGGCGTCAACGCTCGAGGAGGACCTAGCGGACGAATGGCCGATCAAGGTCAAGCTGCTGCATCGCGCGATCCGCAACAACAAGAACGAAGAGGTGCACGAGATCACCTTTCGCGAGCCAACCGCCGGTGACATCAACCGATGCGGCAACCCCTGTCGTATCGATCAGTTTGGCGACGTGCAGATTGACGAACGCAAGATGACGCTGGTGATTGCAACGCTGTCCGGCATCCTGTCGCCAAACGTCGAGCGCATGGACCCGCGCGATTGGAATTCCTGCGCATATCGGTTGCGCGGTTTTTTTCTCCCGGAACTGGCGGCTTGGTAGGCGAGAACACCGACGACATCATTCTCGACTGCTACTGGCTGGCCCGCTGGTACCGGCAATCCCCCGAGGTTTTCCTGGTCATGCCGATCTCGCAAGTGCGACTGCACATGACGCGCACGCAGCAAGTAGCGCAATTGTGCGCGCAACGGGACTCCGATGGCGACTGAATTCGAAGAACTCCGGCTACAGGTCACGCTCGTCGACAACGCGACTGCCGGGCTGCAACGGCTGCGCCAAGAAGTCCAGCAGATCGGCGGCGGTCAGCATTCACAGGCACTCGACAAGCTGAACAACCAAGCCAAGGAATTGGCGAAGACGTTCGGGCCGGTCGGCGAAGCACTCGGCAAGACGACGGAGAAGCTGCTGCCGCTGGTGCGGGGCGTTGGCGGCGTTACGGCGGCAGTGATCGGACTCGGATACGCGTTCGATCAGGCCATGAAGACGGCACAGCAATTCGCCCGCGAGTTGGTGGCGATGGACGCGGCGGCGAAACAGACCGGCATCAATGCTGCGCAGTTCCGCAACATGTCCGAGACGCTTCAACGCTCGGGACTTTCGGCCGAAGTCGCCGCCAGAAATCTCGCCGGGCTCGCGGACGCGATGGGCAACCTCACGCGTCAGAACAGCGAGCTTCGGCGGCGCCTGATGGTCGGCGCCGGCATGGACCCGTCGCAGCAGGAAGCGATGGAACGATCGCTCGCCGGAATGAGCCGCGCTGACTTCGCCGAATTCGCCAACCAGGTGAAGGAAAACGCTGACAACATCGCCGCCAACATGGAGGCGCATCAGCGCCGCTTGGGCGCGAGCGCGGATGCGGCAGCCGCGCGCGGCGCACAGGCCCGGCGCAGCTACCTCGAAGCGTTCGGCGCTCCCGATCTCGTGCAGTTGATGGAGAAATTCTCGCGCTTGAGCGACGAAGAAAAGCGCATGTGGCAGCAGCGCATCGACGCCGCCAGAGAATTCAATAAGGTCACGACCAACATCGATCAGAACTGGACGCGGGTCAGCAACGTCATCAAGACCGAGTTGATGGGCAATTTGCAGGGCGTCGTCCGGCTGCTCGATTATATATCCGGCAAGCTTGCCGATATCGCGGAGCGCAGCGAGAAGAACAAAACCCTGCGCGAGGAATATTGGCAAAAGAAGATCGAAGAGCACTCGCAGCGGCAAGAGGAAGGAACGACGGAGGGGTCCTGGCTCGGCCGAATGCTCGGGCTCGGTCGTCGCGGAAAGCCGAAGGAAGGTGGTACGCCGCCGACGCGTCTGCTCGATCAGTCCGGCGCGTACGGCCGTTGGCCGGATTGGCCCTCTTCCAGCAACATCGAAGATCGACGCGGCGACATTGATGATCCGGTCAAGGCGATGCACCAATTGACCGATCAGGTAAAGCGACTGGCCGACGACATCGAGCGCATGGGCGGGATTCCCAGCGTCAGTGTTGGCGGTGGTGGCGGTGGTGGCGGTGGTGGCGGCTTGGGTCTTTTGGGCACTGGCTTCGGCGGCGGCGGTCGCGGCAGCGTCACCATGGGTGGCCTCGGCGGCTTGCCCGGCCTAGGCGGTGGCGGTGGCGGCCTGCCCGGCGTCGGCGGTGCCGCCGGCGGGATGAAGGTGCCCTATGGCAGCGATGTCGGGGCCGGCACGGGCGCGGGCGCAGGCGATACGCCGGCTGGTGCTCCGGCCGGCGGCGGGGTGCCCGGTCAAGGATCGCTCGTCGGCAAGGGTGACAACACCTATGCGCCGGCTGGCTCCGGTGTTCGCCGGCAGGGCCTCTCGACCGTCACGACGCCGGATGGCAAGAAGCTCACGGTCGGCGCCGAATACGCGCCGAACTTTCAAGGCTTCATCAACGATTACTACGCGGCCGGTGGCAAGTTCGGCCCGAACACCGGCGGGCTCGGCGCGCGGCCCCACAATGCGAGCGCGCATCCCGAAGGCGCGGCGATCGATGTCAATCAGGTTGCGCGCAACGTGCGCAAAGGCGGCGTCAGCCTGCCGAGAGAGCAGGAAGAGGCTATCGCCAAAAAGTGGGGCCTCGTCGCCGGCTCGACATGGACGCGCAGCCCGGACGCGGGCCATTTCGAGGTACGAAGCCGCGCGCGAGCGGCGGCGGCGCTCAAGGCCCAAGGCGTAGATGTCGCATCAAGCCCAGGTGGTGGCGACACCTCTGGTGGCGGCGCCGTCGCACCAAGCGGCGGTGGCTCCGTCTCATCGAGCGCGGGCGGCAACATCTCTGGCGGTGGCGACGTCAACGCGGCCATTCGGGAAACCGCCCCCATGGCCGGAATGGACGAAGCTCATTGGAAAGCGATTGCTGATATTGAAAGCAGTCTCAATCCAAGGAGCAACATCAGCAAATCAACGCAGTACAAGGGGCTTTTTCAGATCGGCAATCGCGGCGCCGGTTCTGAGTGGGCGCGTCGCGGGCAAGGCGATATCTACAATGCCAGGGACAACGCGCGCGCCGCGGCGTTGCTGGCGCAGGAAAATCGCGCGACGTTCAAAAAGAAATTCGGACGCGACCCGACAGCTGCCGAAACCTACCTGATGCACCAACAGGGCGCCGGGTTCTACACCAGGGGCACGATGACGAATATCGCGGGCAACCCTTATCCCGGGATGCACGGCCCGCAGACACATGAAAGTTTCGAGCGCGGATGGACGGAAGCAATCGAAAAGCGGGCACGCCGGTTTTCGACCGATGTCGATCGCGGGAAGATCGACCGCCAGATGACACATAAGGTCGAAGGCAGCGGCAAAATCACGGTGGACGTGAACGCGCCCAAAGGCACGCGCGTCGGCGCCGAAGGCGGCGGGCTCTTCAAGGGCGTCGAGGTC